TCTTGGATGTTTCTGAGGCACATTAAACAAATGTGGCTTCTTTCTTCTTAGCTCAGCCTCTTTACGTCGTTGCCTAGCTATTTCACGTTCTCTAGCCTCTCGTTGCATAATTCTGGCTAACACGATTTCTTTATACTCAGCTAAGCGCATACCATAAGGTGCATGTAAGGCTTCTAACAACGCCCAGCCACCACGTACTCTTTTTGCAACCATTCCAGGAGTTAAACCGTTCTTTTTTATCAATTCATTTTCATGTTCGGTAAATTTATATGGTTTACCGTTAATCTTTACGATACTCATTTATTCCACCTCTATATATGCATGTCTTATTGTTATGTTGTCATACTTTAGTAATTCATCCGGATTGTCATCTAAGCGCTTTGCTAGCATATCTTTTTCATCATCCACATCATCAAAATGCTGATAATCAACTTCTGTAGGTATTCTTATATCAATCGTTGCGTTTATATATGCTTGTTGTTGCATTAGATCACTTCATTTCTCTTTTGTGTTCTCGTCTTGCTTTAATTAATTCCTCGTACGTAATCCATGTTTTACCTGTATACTTAGGTGCTTTACATATCCAATTGAGTTTTATGTTTCTGTATTTATGTCTGAAAATCTTAGCTTTAAGTTTTGCTACTTCGGTTGGCATACCTTTAATGTCGATAACTTCAATCAGTTTGCCATCGAGATATAGAGCAAAATCTGCAATGTATTCAATCTTTCGTTGTTTATCTAATTTTGGTAATAATTCAAATTTCGGTTGTATTTCGATACGATCATAGTTAGTGCCATTCTTATTACTTTCTAAATATTGGTAATATTCACACTCCACTTTGCTATCAAATACAATCCCTTTATACTCAACTTTCTTAGCGTTGTATTTACTCATCGTCCACCTCTAAATATCAAATATCGTTGCTTGTAAACCTAGTTCTTGCTCATATAGAAGCCCGTGAGCGCCTTTGAATCGTTTTAGGTCACTATCAGTCATAATTTTCTTTTCGTCGCTGAAATGAGCTCCTGTGAGCGAATAAACTTCATTTACGTTGTCTTTATACTTGATGACTTTGATATCTTCCGTGCCATCTTCTCGGTATAAGTAATATTTTTCTTTCGGCATTTTTAACACTCCTTAATATTCGACGATAGCGGGACGTGTATGACGTTCTGCAAGTTTTTGGATAAATAGGTCATATAACTTATTTTCATCGCCCTGTGCCTCGTCTATGATTTTCTGAGCGTACATATCTGAACACTCAAGTTTAGTTTTTAAAAATTCTTTGGTAATCATATTTTTAACCCTCTAGTCCTGTAATCTTGACCGTCCATCTTGATAAGTGTTGTGTTGCTCATGATTCTGCTGAATATACGTTGTAAGTCTTTGTTTCTTGTCATTTCTTTCTCATCTAAGTTAGTAGTAAAAATGTTGTGTTTGCCTATCCTACTTTCGATAAGCTCGAACATCTTACTAGTAGCGAATTCGTTCATGTTGATACCGTAGTCATCGAATACCATTAAATCGACATCACTTATAATTTGAGCCAATTCCTGTTCAGTCATAGCGGTTTGGTTGTTATAAGTGTTTTTAATTGTTGATATCAATTGAGGTACGTTCATATATAGCACTGTGTAGCCTTTAGCTTTGACCAATTTAACAATGCTCATTGATAAGTGTGATTTACCTGTACCAAATGAGCCTTGAATTAGTAGCGATTGTTTATTGTCTAACGTGAAATTGTTTGCGTAACGTTCACATAAGTTTTTTGCATACTCTAGTTGGCTATTAGTTGGATTGTAATTATCAAACGTTGCTTTCGTTAGATCTTCGTTCATTATCGATTGCTTGAATATGCGTTCTGCTTTTCTCCGTCTGTTTCTCTTGTGATAGTTTTCAGTTGATTGTTTGGCGTACTCTATCATTTCGCAGTCACAACCATGTTTGAATTCTGAACCGTCATCAAATTTGTAATAGTCGTACTTACGTCCACAGTTCTCGCATTTCAAATCAAACGCTTGTTCAATGATTTGTTTCTTTAAAGTTGGTTTCTTTGCTAAGTTCTGGAATGACTCCACTTTCTCACTCCTTTAAAACGGTAAATTTTCTATACTCGATTGTGATGCGCGCTGAAACGCATCTACATATTGATTGTTTACTTCTTCTTTAATCTCTTCGCTATAATCATTCGTATAGCTTTCGTTAGTTAAAAACGTTTTAGGGTGCTTTTGATATTGTTTGTCTGTAATAGTTTTTAAATACTCTCGAGTACCTTGCATGATTTGTTCAAAAGAATGTTTCTTTAAGCATGATTTGAATTTAGTAAAAGACATCTTCTTATCTTTCTTCTTGTCGTAAAGTTTCCACCATTCCTCAAATTGCTCATGCGTAACGTCAGTTGCGCTATTATTATTAATACTTGTATTATTTAATCTTGTAATATTAATACTTGTATTATTCTCTTTGACATTTGCGTCAATAGGGGTATTGACAGAATTATCAATAGGGGTATTGATTTTTGCGTCAATAGGTATTGACGATTGCGTCAAGGGGTACATCTTCCTTTGTTTAACTTCATTACCTTCTTTGATAATTTCAATTTTTAAATAACCAAACTTGGTAAGGTTTGAAATTCTACGAGATATAGTTTCTTTAACAACGTTGTATAAAGTTGCAAAGTAACCATTACTTGCTGTGCAGTATCCGTACTTGTTACTTAAAGACGTTATTTCTGCAAAAAGTAGTTTTTCACCGTCAGTAAGTCGGTTATCGTATCTGACATTTGCTGTTATTATTGAGTAGTAACTTGGTTGATCAGTCATATTGATTCTCCTTTCTGGTATAATTTTGTTATCGCTACTGCGTTAGATTGGGGGTGAATAAAATATGGAAAAACCTTATATGTTAACATATGATTTAAACTCACCCGGACAAAAATATGAGGAATTGAGAAATGTTATAAAAAAGGAAATTTCTAATGGTCATTGCAATTATTGGAAATCTTCATTTTTATTCCGTTCTTCTTTATCAACTTCAGAAATGATAGAAAAGTTGAAACCTTATCTCGATTCTGGAGATAAGCTGTTTGTTACAGAAATAGTCAATAACAAACAAGGGTGGTTAACAAAAGAACAATGGGATTTTATCAACCATAATATTTTTATTTAGGTTCTTTTATTGAATCTTTTGTTATATCAGGAAAACCTTTAGAATCCTCAGGGGTAAATTTTTTAATTTTTTTAGCACTTCTAATCTCTTCCGCCAAGATGACGATTAGGAGTGCTATTTTTATTATTCTTAGTCTATTCATTCCTTTTTCTCTCCTTTCAGCATTTTATTGAGCCTCTCATCAACTTTTATCCACGAGTCATGCAAGTGGTATTTATCATCAAACGACTTAACGCCAATCGCATGTTGCTGGTTATGATGTTCGCGACATAACGCTAATACATGTTTGTTGTAGTGATTCATTTTGTTTCTGTTCATTCCTCTGCCGACTACTTCATAATGCGCTAAATCAGCGTGAGGCTTTCCGCATATTACACAGTTGCGGTTAACAGTTGACCAGTATAAGAATGATTTATCTTGTTTCAGCAAGTCGCTTGTTTTATAACTAAGCGGTATGTCGTTGTGAAATATCCAATCGAGTGTTACCTCGATAATTTGATTCGCTTGCATCCGTGTACAGTCACTTAACGAAATACTCTTGTCATAGCCATACAGAACCGTTACATATTCTTGGAACAAATACCTCATATAGTCACGTGGTTGGCCTGTGTGGCTCTCTATGTCGTTACAGAGCGCAAATATTTTTCTTCGTTGCTTGTCTGTTATTTTGAATGGGTCTTCGATTCGCAAATCACATTCGACTTCGTAGCCGTTATCAAGTAATAATGTTTCTTTGTCTCCTAGCTCGGCACCCTCGATAACGACTGTTGTTGTGCCGTCATCTTGAGTGATATAGTTTTTGATTTGAGCCATTTAATCACGTCCTAGAAAGGTAAATCATCGTCAGAGATTTCTATAGGACCATTAGCATTAGCAAATGGATTATTTGATTGCTGTCTATTCTGTGGTGCGTTATATGCATTATTCTGTTGTTGATAATTGTTGTTTTGTTGTTTGTTGTTATTCTTCGGTTCTAAGAACTGAACATTGTCCGCTACTACTTCTGTAACAAATACACGTTGCCCGTCTTTGTTATCGTAGCTACGTGTTTGTAATCGTCCGTCTACACCTGCCAGTGATCCTTTAGAAAGATAGTTTTTAACGTTTTCAGCTTGTTTTTTGAACACTACTACGTTTATAAAATCTGCTTCACGCTCGCCTTGAGCATTCGTGAACGTTCTGTTTACTGCTAATGTGAATGTCCCTACATTTACGCCGTTTGGTGTGCTTCTTAATTCTGGGTCTTTTGTTAATCGCCCTACTAATACTGTTCTGTTTAACATTATTCATTCTCCTTTGCTTGTTTTGTCCATTTGTCTAACGTGTTAATAAGTGCGGTAATTTGAGCATTTGATAAACTTTGAATATCGTTGATACCTAATATTTCTTGAACATCATTAACACTTACCTCTTTACCTAGAGACTGCATAAATTCACTGAATTTGAATATTTCTTCTTTTAATGTTCCGATAGCTTTTGCGTCAGGCTTTGTGTATCGTTCTTTCTTTTGTTTTGCGTCTGCGTCATCTTCATCTGTAGGGATATTGAAAAATTTCATTAAGAAGTAACGTTCTGCATATGTCAGTGCTGTACCATGTGCTTTTGAGACATCATCTTGTTGACCCACCGAATAGAAACTTACTTCGAGTTGTTCTTCTGGCTTATCTGCATTTATCCATAAGTAAGTTAATTTCATTTCTACAACAAATTCCGATGTAGTAACTTCACGAGAAGCTTTTTTGTTGAATCTAGTTACTTCAATTTGTTTGTAATTTTCTTCTGATGTTTTTGGTACAAGTAATAGATTATGTTCAATCATCTTATTTCTAATTCTGTGTAGTACTTGTGATCCACTCACATATGAATAGTTGTAACCTTTTGTATCTTTGGTAAAGCCGTCAATATTTGCTTTAACATCAGCTATTTTTTGGTACAAATTAAGTTGTTCGGCCATCTATTCTCCCACCTTTACCGTGTATGACGTTGGTTTCTCAACGATGCTAGCACCCTCTAAAACTTCGCCGTTTGTGTCAATTAATGTGCCGTTTTCAGTTACATTGAAGTCTTTCTTAATGTCTGATTGGCTAAGTTTTTTGGTTACTTTCACATAGTTGTTAAAACCTCGTTGCTCAAGTTGTTTAATGACTTCTTGCTCATTGCTAACTTGAATGACTTTTGAACCTTTTCTGGCCGTCACTTTTCCGTAAGGTGTGTTCAACTTGAATTTGCTGTCTTGTTCTTTTTGTATTCTGTAATATTCAATTACAAGGCTTTGTAAATATTCTTTGCCACTCTGTAATTTTTCTACTTCTTTATCTTTCCATTCGTTTATGCGTTCAATTTCTTTATTTGCTAACTCGTTGATTTCGTTCTCCTTAGTTGTGATTGCATCCAGTTTCTTAAAAACCCAGTTAGCACTGTCTAGATCAGTTACTTTGAAACGGTCGTCTTGTTCAAATATTTCTAGCTCTCTCTCTTGTAATTCATTCATTTTTCATGCCTCCTACCATCGCATGACTAAGTTAATTAGTCTGTCCTGTTCGTCTGTGTTCTCTTCAATCCATTCATCTATTGCTTGGTTGAATAAGTCTGATGCCATATCTAAGTCATTCTCATCTACGACATAAGCATGTTTAATTGGTACGTTGTTCATATCTTTAACTTGTATTGATATGCCCATATGACCTTTTAAAATGAATAGCTTAAAATCGAATCCGTTAACATGAATATTTTTGCGTATGATTTCGCCTATTTCGTAATACATCTTGACTTCCTCCGTTTTTCATTTTATATTTAACTTGAAATTTTTCTTAAGTGCTTGATACTGTTACTTGTTGGTGCAAGTAGCAGTTTTTTTATTCTTCATAAAAGTATTCTTTATAAAATATGAATGTTGCGATACTTGCGAATCCCGCAATTGACCATGCTGTAGTGAAGTACAACAATGGCATAAGCACAATCGCTAAGACTGTGAAGCATAATACTGCTAATAGATAGCTTTTATAAATGTTACTCATTTTCTTTTTTCAACTCCTCCATTATTCTCTCGTCTGATAAGTCGTGATAAGGGAATTTTTTCCTAGCTAATTGGACTGGTATTCTGCCTCGTATCGCAATGTACCCTTCGTCTTCAAGCTCTTTATTCAGTTCTCTTATTATTTGTCCTGCTTTGGATTTAGAAACAGATAAAATTACCGCAAGCTCTTTAGCTTGCAAACTATTTTTCATCATATCTATTCCTCCTTTTTATTTTTGTGTTGTGTATAATTTAGTTATCTCCTAGTGAAAGGAGGTGGATAATATGTCATATAGTGAATATGAACAGCTTTACTATAAAATTGTTAATGAAGCTGATGAACTATACGGTGGTCAAAGTGAACACTTCAAAAAGAACCTTCAAAAACTTACAGAGAATGCTGATGAAGGTGTTTCCAGTGAAAAGATTTACTCTACCGCTTTACATGAGTCACTTGAGTACCAACGAAACTTCATCTTCTTAGAATTAGGAAAAGTTCTCTTTAGTAAAGTCGGAAAACGCCTTAAGTAGTTTTATTCCTGAATCAGGATCACTGTGTCGCTCAATCGTTTCTGCTGTAGACTCTTTACTAAAATCATTTCGATTGATTACAGGCTTTCTCGTATTTCGTTCAATCTTCCAAACCTTCCACGTCACAACTGTCATTGTGATGAGGAGGGTTGTTTTATATAGTGTGTTCATTTTTAATTCCTCCTATTAAGTAGTTTGAGTTTCACCTAAAAACTTATTAACAAAGTATTGTTGTCCTTTGCCTGTTACTTTTGGCGTCTTACTAATTGATGTGTGACCGTCTGAATGTGTGATTGATGTTTCTTTAATTTCGAACAACTCACGCTCCATTGAGTACTGTGTAGGCATGTTATAATCCACACCCTTGCGTTTAATAAGAAATCCGTTTTGACGTAACCATTCGAACAATCTGCGTTGCCCGATGTTTATACCGTTTTGTTTAATGATCTTTGCTAACTCTCCAACTAAAATTGATGTCTTAGTAGTAGCTACTGCATCTGCAAATACAATTTTTGGTTTATCACGTTCAATCTTTGTTTCTAATTGATTGATTGTGTTGTTAGCAATTTTTAATGCACGTTGCATAATCATTTCTGGACTGTTCCATGCTTTCTCAACTTGGATGAAATATTGTCTTGCACGTTTACCAGGTTCACTACGTTGAATCATTGCAATCTCTTTTGCAGTGTCTAGTGTTAGAGCGTGGTCAGTCATATTTTGATAACCACCTTGGGTAAGACATTTTTGGGTCACCCTTGTAAAATCGATATTTTCTTCAAAACCATACTCAGACATTCTGTTAAACCACTTCTTATATTCAGTCTTAACTTCTAATGCTTGATGAAGTTCTCGACCACTTATTGCGATTTCTCCATTTTCTTTTTCTTGTATGTTGAACATTTCTCCGATGTTCGATTTTGTTTGTAATGCTTGCATTTTATTTCTCCTTTACATTAGCGATATCAATTTGTAGTGCATCGCATATTTTTTTTACTGTGAGGAAACCGGGGTTTTTAACTTCTGTTTCGATAGATCGAATTGTCGAGTTTTGTAATTCTGTTAGCTTCGCTAGTTGATAGCGTGTTATCCCCTTTTCTTCTCTCAATTCTTTTAAGTTCAGCATCTTAACACTCCTTATTGCTTGTAACGGAATTTCGTTATATACTTATCTCAACCCCACATAAACTGGGAGGTGATGGCCTTGCTTATGCGAGGTTTTAAATCACCCTGTGGTTCTATAGATAAGTAAATCTAAATTCAGAGCATCGTTTGTTGTGCTCCATCGCCAACTGAGGCGTTAAAAAGGTATGCGTACTGTAAGGTAGTAACTTATAGGACGCTAGACTTTGATTGAACACCTAAGCTCATTACAGGGCTGGGGACGATACCAGCAAAACTTGAGCTGTTAGTCGTGGCGACTAGAATCAAACAAAATTTCCGTAGCACATGCTTTCCACGACAAAGCATGTGTTTTTTTATTGGAAACAAAATGTTTGTAATGCTTGCATAATATTTATGCTCCTTTCGTGTATAATGTTGTTATCAACCTAAGGAGGTGATAAGTATGTCTGATAAAGAAATAGCTTTAGAATTAACTAAAAGTTACTTAGAACATTTAAATGTGCGAGCGAGTAGTAATAATACACATCATTCGCATACCACTGCTGAAAACACAGAAAAAATGTATCAACATTTCTATAACGTAGTATCTAAACTAGGTAACTCTGGTAAATAGTTTTTATTTTGGAGATGTAAGAGGTCTATTGTCGTTAGTAATTCCTCTTCGCTCCATTTTTCTTTTTCTGCTAGTTCGATGATTTTTACTGCTATTTCATGAATCTTTTTTAAATCTTGCATTTGTTTTCCTCCTATTAAGATGTGACTTTTTCTTTATTCGAAATCTTCAATTGACAAGTTTTCAATTCGTTTTTGGTAACGATATAAATAGAAGTTCTTTAACATGTTATACATTCTGCTAGCTTCATCGTATTCACTCTCTTTCAAATCAGAATTAAGCGTTACACCAAAAGCTGATAATGTAAGTTTTCTAATGTGGTCGTGAATTTCACTAGCGTATGCTTTGTAATTTTCATAACATCCTATTCCGTGTTGATATTTCTTCAAAGATAATGGATGTCCTAAGCCGAGATTGTCAGCACCTCTTAAACGTTCTGTATAAGCAAACTTTTTATTAATTTCATCAAAATCGTTATGGCTGATTCTTACTTTGTTGAAAATTGAACCTGAACTGATTGGTTTCTTGCCGTTTATAGCCTCTCTAACTTCTTTCGCTATAATTTCTTTCAACTCTTCTTTAGTTAATGTGATTTGTTCCATAGTGTCCTCCTTTATGTTGTTTGTTTTTCTTTTATACGTTTCATTTTTGAGACGTTTTGATTAAAAAAATAATCATCCATACTTATTTTTAAAACAGTACATATTGCACTAGCTTCATCAATAGTAAAGTTGCTTTTATTTTTATTTATCTTTTGACTGAATCTAGCAGGGTTCATACCAATCATATCTGCAACTTGTTTGTGTGTATATTCGCTCTCATCAATGAAGTTCCTCAAATTCTGATATCTAACTTTATTCACTTTTCCATCCTCCTTTCGTCTCATTTATGAGATTACACTAACCACTATACAAGCTGTTAGTTTAGGTGTCAACAAATAAATTTCATTTTTGAGAAATAAATTTGTGAAATGTGTTGCAAAAATGAGAACAAACTTATATAATAAGTTTGTAAAATACAAATTAAGGAGTAAAATAAATGTCAAATTTCCCTAGTAACTTAAATACTTTACGAAAGTCTCGAAACTTGTCTTTACAAGAATTAGCAACCAGACTAAATGAAAAATACGAAGTTAAATTTTCAAAAGCATCAATCGACAGATGGGAAAAAGGTCTAACTAGCCCTTCTATGGAACACGCAAGTGCTTTAGCAAATTATTTTAATGTATCTTTAGATGAATTAAGCGGACTGAAAGCTATGGAACCTGACAAACATCAAACTATGGCAGCTCATCTTGAGGGGGAATTAAAACAAGAAGATGTAGACTATATTATGGGATTAATTGACAGATTTAAAAAGAAAGATTAAACAGCAAGGGGTAAGGTTTTGATGTCGAGATATGAAAAAATATTAATTGAAAATGACCACATAGAAGTAAAAGATTTTGTAGAGCTTCCAGAGGGATATGCAGGTTTTTATTCAGATGGAATTGTGCTTATAGACAATAAATTGTCAGAAACACGCAAGGCTGAAGTATTATATGAGGAACTTGCCCACCATAAGTTGACGTATGGCAACATTTTAGATCAATCAAATTTCAACAATCGCAAGTTCGAAAATTACGCAAGACGACACGGTTTTATCTCAGCTGTTCCGTTACGTGAAATTGTTGAAGCTTACAATTATGGCGTACGTAACTTGTATGAGTTGTCTGAGTATCTACAATTAAGCGAAGAATACATATTAGAAGCAATAGAACAATATAAAAAGATATATGGTATTGGAACTCACTATGGCGAGTATTCTATTACATTTGAGCCGTTGAGAGTTTTTAAATTGCATCATATTGATTAACAGCGCCTATGTGGCGTGAGGAGGATGAGGGATGGAAAGAAATTCCACCAAAAAAAGTAGCAAAGATAAAATATTAAAAGCTGTAAATAACTTTGAAGAGGTTTGCAATAGCGGAAAATTCAAATTTAAATATTTGGATGACTGGCTTTTTACAAAATCAATAATTTTTAAAAATGAAACAACCTTAACTAACCAAAAAAACTTTAAAGTGTATCCAAGAGGTACTATTGTATACGCTAAACTTGGTGTTAACATTGGTTCTGAATTCTCAGGGAATCATTTTTGCGTCGTTTTAAATAAAAATGACAACAAACGCAATGAGCTAATTACTATAGTTCCACTTACTTCAAAAGACACCAAATTTTCTTTAAAATTACAAGAGAATTTAATACTAAAAGCTTTAGAAAAAATGAAAACTGACCACAAAACTTTACGATTCGATTTGGATAGAATAAAAGAAATGCACGCAAGATCCACAAAAGTAAAAAACTTAAATTCAGCAATCGAAAAAGAACTTGATGAGATTGAAAATAATTATATGCAACTCGCAAAAATAATTGAGCGTTACGAAAGGTTTGTAGGCAAACAAACTTATGCAATTCCATCTCAAGTTATCACTATCAGTAAAAAAAGAATAAGCACACTTAATGATTACGATCCAACTGGCCATATATCTTTCAATGAAGAAACTTTAAAAATTATAGAAGATTTTATGAAAGCTAACATTTTATCATAATTATCTTTACTTTTTATCGTTAATCTATTATAATCAAGATATAAATTTCCGGTAACCAATCCGGCTTAAAATCATATTTCCGGTAACCAATCCGGCTGGCCAGATGTTAATTCATCTGGTCTTTTTTTATACATTTTTATCGGGTAGCCCGCCTACCCTTATTATTTTTTGCCAATTTTGAGGAGGGAGAAGTAAAATGCCAGTATATAAGGATGATAATACAGGTAAATGGTATTTTTCCATTAGATATAAAGATGTATACGGTAATAACAAACGTAAGATGCAACGCGGTTTTTCAACTAAGCGTGAAGCTAAGAGTGCAGAGGCTATTTTTTTGAATGATGTAAACGAAGGATATAGCGATTCAAAAACATTTGATTATGTTTTTCATCACTATTTAGAAAATAGCGATTTGAGACCTAAAACAAAACGACGCAAACAAAATGAATATCATAAACACTTTAAAGCTAAGTTCGGGCATATAAAAATGAATAAGATAACACAAAATCAATGCCAAGAGTTTCGTAAATATCTAATAGAGAATGTAGCATCAACAAATTCTGCTCGTACAATTTGGTCAGGTTTTAAAGTTGTAATTAATTATGCTAAAAAATACTTTGGATTACGTACAGATCCAACAATATCAATTAAACCTATTCCGCGTGTAAAGCCAAAACCTAAGTTTATGATGCGTGAAGAATTTGAAGAAAGAATCAAAGACATTGAAGAGCAAGATTACAGAGAGTTATTTACATTAATGTTTTATACAGGTTTGAGGATTGGCGAAGCTATGGCGCTTGTTTGGACAGACTACAATAAATACAAAAAAGAGATATCCATAAATAAAACAATGGACATCTCTAATAGAACTATATATCCGAGACCAAAAACAGATAGTTCAGAGGATATTGTTCCTTTACCTAAATTCATCAATACAATGTTAACTGAACGACATCAACGTGAAAAAGAGTTAAACAAATATTTTGATGAACGTAGTTATTTTATTTTCGGAGGAATGGCTCCCAAACATTACAGTCATGTTCAAAAGAAATTTCAAAAAGCTTTCCCTCATTATAACATTCACGCGTTAAGACATTCTTATGCATCTTATCTTGCAAATAATGGTGTAGATATTTTCGTTTTACAGTCACTCATGAGACATGCTCAAATCACTGAAACGATGGGCACTTACAGCCATTTATATACTCAGAAAAAACACGATGCAATAGCCATTTTTGACAAGTAA